TTTTGTTTACTCAATAAAATAATAAAGGATATAACATGACAGATACACCAATTTCACTAGCGAGTCTTATGACTCCTAGCAAAACTGTAACAATAGACTTTCCCGGCTACAAAGGTATGTCAGTAGATTTATGCTATCTAGCAAGAGAAGAGTTGGTAAAACTTCGTAAAAGATGTGTTACTACAAAATTTAACAAAAAAACTCGTCAACCAGAAGAAGATTTAGACGAAGAAAGATTCTTAGTAGAATATTGTAAAGCAGTAATCAAAGGATGGAAAGGCTTGAAATATAAGTACCTAGAAGAGCTTCTATTGGTGGATATTTCCGCTCTTGACCCTGAAGATGAACTGATATTTACACAAGAAAATTCAGAATTACTTATGAGAAATGCAAGTGACTTTGACACTTGGGTTACAGAGACAGTGAGTGATCTTGAAAATTTTACTGGGAACAAGTAGCTGAGATAAAAGAGCTACTTGAAAAGTATGCAAAACAATCAGATCAGATTGATATAGATAAATATTTATCTATATGTGAACAATTAGGACAAGAGCCCAACCCCGATAAAATGCCGCTCGAGACTTCAGATTTTCCCTCTGAAGTACAAGTGGCATTTTTTATATTTGGATTTCTTGAAGATAACTGGGAAGGAATGTCGGGAACTTATTTAGGTAAAAAATGGCACAATATAGAGTATTTATTTAATTTATATCAGGTACAAGAGCAAACAACTATATTATATATTATAAAATTATGGGAGAACATTTTAGTAGAGTATAAATCAGACAAAGCAGATAAAAAAAGAAAAGCAGACGAGCGCAGGTCTGCCGGCGGTGGAAAAAATTTCACCCATAATGTGAAAGGCTAATGGCAAAAAATAAAGTTGAAATTGACGTAGAGGTAAAGAACAAGAAAGGTTCTTTCGAAAAAGTAGCTCTTAACTCAAAAAAAGCAGGAGACGGCTTGGATAAAGTCGCTAAAAATGCAAAAACAGCAGATCGTAATATTAAAGGCGCCGCACAAGCATCTGCAAATGGTACAAAAAACTTTTCTAAAATGTCTCAAGGCATGGGTGGATTGGTTGGTGTTTATGCTACTTTTGCTGCTCAAATGTTTGCACTTAGTGCTGCTTTTAACTTTTTAAAAGGAGCCGCTGATTTAGAAAATCTTAGAAAATCTCAAGTATCTTTTGCACAAACCGGAGGCTTAGCAATAAAATCAATAACTACAGAACTTCAAACAGCTTCAAAAGGTATGTTAGGATTTCAAGAGGCTGCTCAAGCAGCTGCAATGGGTGCTGCTAAAGGATTTTCTACTTCTCAATTAACTCAACTTACAGAAGGAGCTTTAAAAGCTTCTACAGCTTTAGGTAGAGGCTTCCAAGATACTTTTGATAGACTTCTAAGAGGTGTTTCAAAAGCAGAGCCAGAATTACTCGATGAATTAGGTATTACTCTTAGGCTGGAAACAGCAACGCAATCATACGCAACGGCTATAGGTAAGTCCAGAGAAGCTCTTACAGCCGCTGAAAGAAGTCAGGCAGTTTTTGTAGAAACAATGAGACAATTAAATGATACTTTTGGAGATGTAAAAGCACAAGGAAATCCCTTTGTACAATTGGGCAAAACTTTTGAAAAAATACAACAAGATATTACAGCTAAAGTACTTCCTTCAATTACTTCAATTGTAGATGTAATAAATGCAAATGCAAAAATAGCAGCTGCTGCGTTCGCAGCTTTAGGTTTAATGATTCTTGCAAATATTTCTGGTCTTGGACCGACTCTTAAATCTGTTTTTACAAAAATACAAAGTCAAGCAACTTCCACTGCTAGTGCTATGGCGAAACCCTTTAAAAAAATAGGCTCCGTAGTAGGTAAAGGAGTAGAAGCAGGACTTACTAAAGCTATAGAACAATTTGAAGTAGCAGAAAAAGCATTACAAGAAGCAGCAAAAGATGCAGGAAGTAAAGCAGCTGCAGGTGCAAAAACTATGGTAGCAGGAGGAGCGGGAAGTGCCACTCTTAATAAGTTAGCACTTGGAAAAGACGTAACTCCTCAAGCTCTGGGTAAATTAAAAAAGGATTTAAAAAGAGTACAAAAGGAACTAGAAGAAACTGGAAGAACAAGTTCAAAAGCTTTTGCAGGTACTTCAGTAAAAGCAATAAAAGAAATGAGAGAGCAAGTTAATAAAATGGGCAAGACTTCTTTAACAACAGCTCAGAAAATAAAAAAAGCATTTGCAAAAGGAGTTGTGGGTGCAATTAATAGTGTTAGATCTGCATCTGATAGAGCCTCTCAAGGTTTTATATTTTTAAAAAACGCAGGTGTCAAAGCAGGGGGTGCTTTTAAAAAATTTGGATCTATCGCGAGAGGAGCTTTCGGATGGATTACTCTTATATTAGTACTTATTAAAGCAATAGACGAACTTGCTAAAACTCCTATAACAGTACTTGATGGGTTTAAAAAGTTTTTATCTGGTACAATTAAAATGGTACAAAGAGTACTTAATTTTATAATTTCTGGTATAAACGGATTACTTGACAATGCTGTAGTTAGAAAAGTTTTTGGCACAAAAAAGGGCGAAGATGTAATAGGAAAACTTACATTTGCAGATGATATTGATAAAAAACTTGATGATTTAGAGTCAAGAGCTTTAACTGCAGTAGGTACTTCAAGAGAAGATTTACAAATGGTAGAGGATACTACTAGTTATTGGAGAGAAATGGAAGCAGCACATAATGCAGAATTAGATCGTATTAAACAGTTAAAAGCATCCTATAAAGATTTAGGACTAGAAATGGCTAGTATAGCAAAAGGTATTTCTGAGCAGTCAGATCCTGCAAAAAAAGGTATGCAAATTGCAACAGGTATAGGCACACTTCCTTTAGAAGGTGCCATGAGAAAGATTGCAGACGAAAAAGATCCTGTGTTTAGACAAGAGCTACAAGATTCTTTTGATGAAATGCTTGCAGGGGTAGATACAAGTCAATTTGGTTCTGCTTTTCAAGAAGCCTTAAAAGATCCTGAAGCAATGAAAGAGCTTCAAAGAACAGCATTAACATATACTAGTACTATGTCCGCAATAAAAAGTGAACTAAGAGATTTAGGACAAACATTTAATGCGTCCACCACCTTAGATGGAGCAAGCTTATTAGTAGAAAAACTCCAAAACAATGAAAATGCGGCAAAAACAACAGCAGAGGCTTTAGGTATTACTACAGATGCTGCTACACAATTAGACGATGCTTTTGCAAAAGCAGGAGGCTTAGATGCTTTTGCATTAAAATTAAAAGGAATAAAAGACGAAGCAGACGCTATAAAACTCGAAAAGTTCGGTTTAGATGCACGAAGTGCACGCTCTGGACGACTCAGTGGAGGTTTTGCAAAACAAGAAGGATTAGATCTTGCAGCTTTAAAAGCAGCAAATACTTTAAGAGATAACGCAAATAAATTAAACGCAGCAAGAGCACTCTCCATAGCTAAGATGAGTGATGCAGAAAAGAAAATAAATAAAGATAAAATAGAACAACTTGAAAGAATAGTGGCTCTCAATGGCGTACAGTTAATACAAGCTCAAGAGAATGCAGATCAAATCGTTCAACTAGGTAAAGGTATTGGAATGAGCTTAGAAAATAATATGGTATCAGCATTTGATGCATTAGTACAAGGAACTAAGTCAGCAAAGGAAGCTTTTGCTGATATGGCAAGATCTATACTGATTGATATAAGTAAGATGATTGTTAAGATGATGGTATTTAACATGTTAAAAAGTGCTTTTGGAGGCTCGAGTCTAGGAGGTTTTTTAGGTTTTGCAAAAGAGGGGGGAGTAATGAGCCCAAAAGGAATGGCTCCTGGATATGCAACAGGAGGAATTGCTAGAGGTTCTTCTCAGGGTTATCCCGCAATACTTCACGGCACAGAAGCAGTTGTTCCTTTACCAAACGGAAAGTCCATTCCCGTAGAAATGAAACAAGGCGGAAACGTTCAAAATAGCATTATTGTAAATGTATCAGGTAATGGACAAACTAGTACTGAAGGAAGTTCAGGTATGGACATGGATAAAGTTGGAAAAGCTGTAGCACAAGCAGTACAAGTAGAATTACAAAATCAAAAAAGATCGGGCGGAATACTTAATCCGTATGGAGTAGCATAATGACTATAGGATTTATATATACAGGCACTACATACGCAACGCCTGATAAACAACTTACACGTTCAACTACTCCAAGAGTTCTTACTGCAAAATTTGGAGATGGGTATGAGCAACGTGTTGCAGATGGAATAAATACTTTAAATGAAGAATATTCTTTAAATTTTAAAACTCGTACAAAAGCAGAAATAGATGATATAGTAGCATTTTTAGACGGCAAAAAAGGTGTTACAAGTTTTACTTTTACTTTACCAGACTCAAATGTACTTTCAGATCCTGCCGGACAAGCAGGTGTCGGGGAAAGAGATGTTAAAGTAATAGCTACTAATTATTCAATAAACTATGAGTACGATAATTTTTATTCACTTTCACTTACATTAAAGAGAGTTTTTGAGGCATGAGCAACTTAATAACAACGGATACTCAGACACAAGAAATTGACTCAGAGTTAATTGAGCTATTTGAAATAGAAATGCCTGATGGCACAGAACTATATGTGCATCCAGGTTTAGATTCTGATCTTACTACTGTACAACTTAAAAGTATTACTGCCCCTACCAGTGGAGATTATACCGTAAATACTTATATAGCAATGCCTATGATGATTGATGGATTAGATGTTCAAGCAGATGGTGCCAGCAATAGACCTTCTTTAACCGTGGCAAATGTAGGAACAATTTTTAGTAGTCAATTATCTGACTTTAAAAATGATGATTTAATAGGAAAAAGAATACGAAGACGAAGAACTTTACGAAAATATTTAGTGGGAGAATCAGCAGATACAGGAAGCACTGTAGCTTCGATAGAGTTCCCTCGACAAGATTATATTATAGACAGAATAGGTTCTGAAAATAATATATCGATTACTTTTGAAGTAGCCACTCCTTTTGACTTAGAAGGCATAAAACTTCCTCGACGAGTAGTTGTAGGAAAATATTGTAGTTGGAAATATCAAGGACACGATAACGGTATAGGTGGAGGATGTACTTGGAAATTAACAGGAGGAGTAAATTTTAAAGGTTCTGATGGTAATATATACACTCATAATGCTTATTTTGATGTTAATGATTCTCCTTTAATTAAATCTTCTCCACTTCCTGCAGGAATTGCAGCACACAGTACAAGTACTGCCTATACTGAAACTAGTTATGTTACTACAGATTCTGGTACAAGATATTGGTTGTGTGTAATTGCAAATACGAATAAAACTCCAAGCGATAGTTCAGAATTTTGGAAAGAAGCATTCTTATGGACAGAGTGGGCAGTAGGTTCACATGCACTAGGAGCACGAGTAAGATATCAATCAAAAACTATATGGAAATGTTTAGTAGCTCATACCGCTACATTGGGAAATGATATTAAACCTTCAGATAAAAGTGTATACTGGATAAGAGAAGATGTATGCGGAAAAACAATAAACTCTTGTAAGTGTAGATATGGATTTATACCTGCAGCTGCAACGGGGTCTAATTTGGCTCCTTCAGGAAATAAAAACTCAGCAGCTCGTTTACCTTTTGGAGGGTTCCCTGGAACACTAAAATTTTAAATGATTGAATACTTGGAAGATATAAGAAAACATTTTGAAGAGTGGTACCCTAATGAAGGCTGCGGAGTCCTAGCAGTAGTAAAAGGTAAAATAAAATGGTTTCCCTGCGACAATGTTTCAAAAACAGGCAGTGATTTTGTCATAGACTCAAAGCAATATATTAATATAGGACATAGATCAGATATTGTAGCTATAGTTCATAGTCACCCTGATGTTAGTAATAAACCTAGCGAAAATGATATAAAATATTGTAATACTATAGGACTACCTTATTATATATTTAGTTATCCTAATATGGAATTGAACATTTTGGAGCCTAAAAATATTAAAAAGTCTTTATTTGGCAGAGACTACGAGTTTGGAGTAAATGATTGTTTCGAAGCAGCAAGAGATTACTATATAACAAAAAATTTAAGTATTCCTAAACGTCCTTTATTCGAAGACGATTGGTGGAAGAAGAGTTTAGACTATTTTACAGAAAAATATATTTCTACATGGAATTTCAAAAAGGTAGAAGGAAATATGAAAGAAGGAGATTTTTTAGTTTTTACTATAAATGCCTCCGTTGGAAATCATTGTGGAGTATATTTAGGAGATGATATATTTTATCATCATGCAGAAAACAGAGTATCCTGCAGGGAAAACTTATACCCTTTTTGGAAACAGTATATAACAGGAGTTTATAGACATGCAACGTAGTGTATATCTACAAGGAGAACTTGGAAATAAATTTGGTAACAAGTTTACAGTGAATACTGATAACTACCAAGAAATTTTTAAATGTATTTCTGCAAATCGACCAGAGTTTGTTCCTTATCTAAGAAAGTGCGACGAACAAGATATAGGATTTATAATAGAAACCGCAGGAAAACAAATAGATGAAGAAAGTTTACTTTTTCCAGTAAAAGAAGGAGATGTAACAATATCTATAGCTCCCGCAGGTTCTAAATCAGGTATTGGAAAAATACTCGCAGCAGTAGTGCTTGCCTTTGTACTTATACCTATGATAGGATATGGAGCTATAGCAGGTGCTGGGGGAGTATTGCCAGGAGCCACAATGACTTTTGGAGAGATGATGATAGCAGGTATGGCAACAAAAGCAGGAATGGCAGTAGCCTTAGTAGCAACAAACTTAGCTTTAGCAGGTATACAACAAATAATGGCCCCTGATCCCGCAGTAGATCAAGATGCTCCAACAAACTACCTGTTTAGCGGAGGTACAGGAACAGTTGTAGAGGGAGATCCTGTACCTTTACTTTATGGAGAGCTACGAGTTCCTGGAAGGCCTATTGCAGTAGATACAAGACAAGGTTATTCAACCACTAATAATACACGATACGGCAGCGATGGGGGTACATACAACTCCGACAGCGGAAAGATGGTACATAAATAATGATAGACTTATATCCTCAAAAATCAAGTACATTTTTAAAATCAGTCAGATCAGCAGATAGACAGTCTATTGCAATAACTGATTTAATCTCAGAAGGGCCCATTTACGGACTCGTAGATGGTCAGGCTTCTGTATATTTAAATGATGATAGAGTTGCTCCTTTAAGCTCTGCAGCTGTTCGTGCAAGCACAGGGCCTATGTCTGTAACTTTAACAAATGGATCCACCACCGCTACAATTACAGGAAACGTTGTCGATAATCCTTTACTAGCAGCAGAGTATGGAGATAAGTATTTAATAGTTCGAGGGGGTAATGGAACCACAACTGTTACAGCTGCAGTAACTACTAATGGAGTTGCAGACGGAAATAACTCTACTCCTATAACTACAAGCAGTACTTTCTTTACAAATGCAATGAGAACTGCTCCTTCAGAAAAAGGTAGTCTCGAAGGCTTCGTACCCGCACGTCTAGTGCCTAAAGCAGGAAGCGGTACAACTGTAGATGGTGAGGAGGAAGAAGGTATTATCAGCACTGTAGCAAGTGGAACTTCTGCTACTTTTGTTGCCGGAGATGATGGACCGGGAGGAGTATGGTTACCTGATGAAGATTCTTATGACCTTGTACTAGATAAAATAGTAAAAATAGCAAGTATTTCAGGAACAACAATTACTTTGTCGAGTAATTGGGATGCAGCTACAGGCTCTTACAAATTTGATGTAAGTGGTGCAACTGTACAAACAGCAGTTGATGAAATTGATCAGACAAAAATAAGTAAATATAAAGGAGTAACCACTCAATTTAGAGTAGGAACTCTTTCACAAACTGCTTTCTCAGGAGAGGGCGGCATAGGATCTACTTCAATATCTAATAGTCCTAGTGCCGGAGGTGCTATTGAGTGGACTACAGGTTTTGGAGGTTCTCAAGCACCTAAAGAATTATTAGGCTCTTCTAATTCTGGTTTTAACCTTACAGCTTCTCAATTGAAAGAGGTAGACGAAGCTCGTGTAACTTTTGCCTATGGAGCGCATTATGCTGTAAGTGGTAAAGGAAATGACAAAACTACCTATACTCGCTATAAGATTCAACTAGCTCTTAAAGCAGTAGGTGCCGCAGATTTTGATACTCCAATTACTATAGACGACAATAAAATACATGCCGGAATGTATAAAAATAGTGTTACATGGGTAGAAAATATTGATTTAACAAGGTATCGTCCTTTTGCAGATTTTAAAGTAATTATTAGTCGTAAAACAAACCATGAAGGACCAGCCTATAAAACGCCTACTGAAACATATCATGATTGGACTCAAGTAACAAGTGCAAGTATATCTCAAACAACTTGTGTAATAAAAGAAATACTTACACATCCCTACTCGGCAATGGCAAAAGTTACTTTTGGAACAGATCAGTTTCAAAGTATGCCTGCAAGAACTTACCATACAAGGGGTATGAAAGTTTTTGTCCCCTCTAATTATATAACTCGAGAAGAGACAGGAGACGCAGCTACTTATAATCGTAATACTTCAACAGGTGCTATTGAAGCAACATATCAAGACTGGGATGGTGCTTTTAGATCTTCTAAAGTTTACACGAATAATCCTGCTTGGGTATTTAATGATATTCTTTTAAACAACCGATACGGGCTAGGAGACTTTTTAAAAGATACCGATATTGATAAATTTTCTCTCTATAGGATAGCAAGATACTGTGATGAGTTAGTACCTAATGGAAAAGGCGGACAAGAGCCTCGTTTTACTGCAAACCTTTATCTTACAAAACAAGCAGATGCGTTTAAAGTATTAAAAGATATGGCAACAACTTTCCGTTCTATGCTTTATTATTTGGATGGGCAAGTCGTTCCCGTTATAGATGCTCCAAAAGGACCTGTTTATAATTTTACAAAAGCAAATGTTATTGATGGAAGCTTTAGTTATGAAGGGACAGGTAGTAAAACTCGAATAAATCAAGTTATAGTAAGCTGGATGAATCCAGATGCCAACTATGCTCTCGAGCCTCTAATTGTGGAAGATAGAGTAGATATTGCACGAAGTAATGGAGTTATAATTTCTCAAAATGCAGTAGCTTTTGGAGCAACTTCTGAAGGGCAAGCAACTCGTTATGGTCGTTGGAAGCTTTGGACCGCTGCTAATCAAAAAGAAGTTGTAACATTTAGTTCAGCACTTAATACATCTTTCTTAGTTCCTGGAGATATTGTAAATATTCAAGACTCTGATCGTTATGCTGTAAGATACGGTGGACGTATATCTAATACAGGAGTGAATAGAACTACTATGGGTTTCCCTCTTGATAGTTCTGTAACTTTAAACTCTGGAAGCACTTATACAGTATCTGTTATATTTGTTAAGCCTGTTGCTTTCGCAATGGAAGATATCTACACAACTGCAGCAACACCTGTGCTTGTATACAATAAAGGAGATATAGTAGAACAAGGATTTATTGACCATGATAATAATGGATCATTTACTCTACAAGATATTGATAGTGAAGATGACTCTCTTAATGCCAAACTGACCGCAACGGCTTCTTCACCTATGTCCCTAAACTGGGCAGAGTATACTCGAGTAGAAACAAGAAACGTTAGTACCACAGTAGGGAATACTGTAAATAGTTTATCAGTTAGTGCGGCTTTTACAGAAGTTCCGGCTGCTGAGGCTATTTGGGTTCTTACAGAAACAAAAGATGGACTAGAAGTCGCAAGTTCATCAAAAGAATATAAGATTATAGCGTTAAGTGAAAATTCAAAAAATATAACAGATATTACAGCAGTAGAACATTATAATGAAAAGTTCGATGCAGTAGATGTTGACTTTACTACTTTTGTTGCAGATACAGTGTTTCCTCCGGTAGTTGCGAATGATGAAGTTCCTCCTCCAACAGATGTTTATTCCGTAAGTGCTTTAGATCCAAGCTCTACTGGAGAAGAACTTACTATTCACTGGACTCCTCCGGCGGCTGTAGGTACAGCTTCTGATGTTTATGAGTTTATTAAAGGGTACGAGATTACTCATAATTTTCCTCTTGTAGAAAGTCCTCAGACCTTTATGAATAAAGACTTAAATGCTTGGAAAGTAAGAGGAATTACAGACGGCTCTTATAAAATTGCTGTAAGAACAATTAATACTTTAGATAATCTATCGAATCCAGAAGTAGTCGATGTAACAGTTCTTGATAGATTTAGAGAAAATGTACCCCGTATGCCCGATGGTGTTCCTTATAGCGGAACTACAAGTATAGGTGTTGGTATTCTTAGTGATAGTTTTATCTTCAAAAGGTATCAATATGCCGCAAGGTCTCCGAGCACAAACGGTCGTCTTATACAAAATACAAACAGTACTTCTACAGCATGGCAGCAAAGCTGTACTAATCTTCCTACAATTACATGGACGGAAGCAAATAGAAACAGTGAAGGAGAATTTATTAAAGAGCACGCTTATATATTGCTCGATGAAAGCGATTCTACGGACAGATTAAAACTTATAAGTTTCCATAATCCTACTACCTCCACAGGGACTCCTTTTTGGTATAATATTGGTTCTGGTAATATTACAGATAGATTTGGAAGTGCTTTAACAGGTACATTTTCTAAGCTTGCAAACTCTTCGAAAGTTACAGGATCGGGCACCGCATTTACTACTGAAATAGTAGCAGGTGATGTACTAAAACTAGGAACTGAAGAGATACGAGTAGCCGCTGTTTCAAGCAATACAGTATTATATTTAACTAGAGCAACTACTACAGGTCATTCTAATGTGGCTGGTAAGGTTCAAAACATTCGTATAGATTATGCAAATGATGTAATTATTGCAAGAGTATATAAAACATCTGCTGGACTAAACTTTGAAAGTTACATAAAAATTGATGCAAATCTAAAACCCGCTGGAGACATTATTGAAGCAGGTGGTATTAGCTCAAACGAAGTAGCTGCAGACGCTATTCAAGGAGTTCATGTTGCAGATGATACTCTAACTGCCGCACATATTGTTGCAGGTACTATTACTGCAGATGAAATTGCTACAAATACTTTGACTGCAAATGAGATTGCTACAAATACTTTGACTGCAAATGAAATTGCTACAAATACTTTGACTGCAAATGAGATTGCTACAAATACTTTGACTGCAAATGAGATTGCGGCCAATACTCTTACAGCAAATGAAATCGCCGCAAATGCAATTACAGCAAGTGAAATATCAGCAGATGCAGTTACTACAGATAAATTAGCTGCGGGTGCAGTAACTGCTGATGAAATTGCCGCAGATGCTATCACTACTCCAAAGCTTGCCGCAGGTGCAGTAACGGCCGATGAGATTGGAGCAAATGCAATTACAACAGTTAAACTAGCTGCTGGAGCTGTAACGGCCGATGAGATTGGAGCAAATGCAATTACTGCAGCTAAGATATCAGCTGGAGCAGTAACTGCTAGTGAAATAGCCGCAGGCGCTATTACAGCAGGTAAAATTGCAGCTGACGCTGTAACAGCCACAGAGATAGATGTAAGTAATTTATCTGCTCTAAATGCAAACTTAGGTAATGTTACTGCTGGTACTTTAAAAGGTGGAAATATACCAGAAGCAAATACGGCACCAAGTACAGGAGAAGCAGGAGCATTTATAGACTTAACTGCTGGAAAAATGGTACTTGGAAATCCAAGTAAGTACATATGGTGGGACGGTAGTGATCTAGAAATAAATGGAGTTACACTAAGTAATTCTACTTTAACAAACAGTACAGGTTTCGCTTCAGAGACTTTTGTAAACACTGCAATAAGTAACTTAATAGATAGTGCCCCCGGAACTTTAGATACTCTAAACGAGTTAGCAGCTGCTTTGGGAGATGATCCTAACTTTGCAGCTTCAGTAACTACTAATTTAGCAGGAAAAGTAGGAACATCCTCTGCTCAAGCTTTGGGATCTGCATCAAACGTTATGACAATTAGTGGTCATACAATCACTCTTGCAAGAGCAGACGGAAGCACAGATACAGTTACTGTTCCAGATAGTGATACTGTTTATACACATCCAAACTATACAACTCGGAGCATTAATACTACAGGAGCAGAAGTACTAGATGTATTTACTTCTGACTCTATAGGAAGTGTTACTAATATTACTAAACGTACAATGACTTTGGGAGATTTAGGTTATACTGGAGCAACAAATGCAAACCGTATTACAGACAACTCTCAAATTGCAAACGGTAGAGGTTTTACTACAAATACTGGTACTACCACTGCAAGCAATACTCAAACTTTCACAAATAAAAGCGGTAATATTTCACAGTGGACTAATGATTCGGGCTACGTAACAAGTTCTGGAAATACAATTATAGGAACTGACTCTGATATTGATACTTCAGCGGCTCAAGTATTAGATACTTTAGTAATGACAGACGGAGTTATTACTAGTCATTCTCTAAGAACTTTAACACTTGCTAACTTAGGATATACTGGAGCAACAAATGCAAATAATTTTGTATTACCTTTCACAGACAACTCTAGTAACTGGAATACTGCGTATAGTTGGGGAGACCATAGTCTTGCTGGGTATGTAACAAGCTCTGGTAATACCATAATAGGTACTGACTCTGATATTGATACAAGTGGTGCTACTGTCATTGATCAATTAAATATGACCGATGGAGTTATTCAGTCTCATACTACTCGTACAATGACTTTAGGAGATTTAGGATATACAGGTGCCACAAACGCTAATCGTATAACTAACAATACAGAAATAACTAATGGTAGGGGTTTTACTACAAATACTGGTACTACTACTGCTGATAATACTCAGACTTTTACAAATAAAAGCGGTAATATATCTCAATGGACAAATGATTCAAATTATCTCACAAGTGCAGATGGAGGAAATGCCTTAACATTAGGAGGTATAGCAGCTTCTAATTATATTACAAATACAGATATTGCTTCGTCTTCCGCAGTAGGGGTTATAAAACTAGGTTACAGTGATAATGGTAAAAATTATGCGGTAGAACTTTCTTCGAATCGAGCCTATGTTAATGTACCTTGGGAAAACACAGTATACACACATCCTACCTACACAGCAAGAAGTATTAATACAAGCGGTGCTACAGTTATTGATGTATTTACCTCAGACTCTATCGGTAGTGTTACTAATATAACAACTCGTACTTTAGCTTTATCTGATCTTACAAGTAACGCTGGTAACTGGGATACTGCATATAATAATCATATTACAGGAGTTGCTGTAACTGGATCAACAACAAAAACTATAACTCTTACTCAAAATGACGGAGGAACAATTACTGCAAACTGGGCGGATGCAAGTGGAAGCAATGATTTCGTAGACTCTATATCTTTTAACAATGCGAACGGAATTCTTACAGTAGGAAGAACAGGCTCTCTTAGTGATTTAACTACAAGTCTCGATGGAAGATATGCTACTAGCTCAGGTAATACAGTTATAGGAACTGACTCTGATATTGATACTTCAGGTGCTCAAGTCTTGGATACTTTAGTAATGACTGATGGAGTTATTACTAGTCATTCTTTAAGAACTTTAACACTTGCTGATTTGAGTTATACTGGGGCTACGAATGCAAATCGTATAACTAACAATACAGAAATAACTAATGGTAGAGGTTTTACTACAAATACTGGTACTACTACTGCTGATAATACTCAGACTTTTACAAATAAAAGCGGTAATATATCTCAATGGACAAATAATTCAGGCTACGTAACAAGTTCTGGAAATACAGTTATAGGAACTGACTCTGATATTGATACTTCAGGTGCTCAAGTCTTGGATACTTTAGTAATGACTGATGGAGTTATTACTAGTCATTCTTTAAGAACTTTAACACTTGCTGATTTGAGTTATACTGGGGCTACGAATGCAACAGCAAATGCAGGTACAGTAACAAGCGTATCTTCGGGCACAGGTATAAGCGTAACAGGTACTTCAACTGTTAATCCAACTGTTAATGTAAGCGGAGATTTGGGTACTATAGCTTCAGCAACAATTGGAGAATTAAATGTAGATATTCTTGATGCACAGAAAATACTTTCAAGAGACATTCGAGTAGGTCCAAGTCAATCTGGTGCTGCACTAATAAGTGGGACAGGCGGGACAACTCTAACAGGCTCAGGTGCTCATTTAAACTCTGATGGAGATTTCTTTTTAGGTGTTCATGATGGTGCAAGAATATTCTTTGATCAATCTGCCGGAACTTTAACTGTAAAAGGCACCCTTGATGCTTCCGATATTGTCGCAGGCACATTAAATGCAAGTAGTATTAATGATATATCTTTAACAGCGACAAGTACAGGATCATTTGTAGTAGGTTCAAGTATAACCCCTGGAACAATGTCTGTATTAATAGGTGCGTCTGCGGGAGGGCAAGGCTCTGGATCAACCGCTACTGGCTGGTTTGCTTTAAATCATTCAACAGGTGAAAACAATACAGGATTTGGAAATAGAGCAGGAGTTTCTGTAAGTTCAGGAACTTTTAATACATTTGTAGGCTCTTATTCAGGTTATGAAGGAACAGGTGGTGCACAAAGAAAAACAGGTAACTATAATATAGGAATTGGAGGTAACACTCACACAAGAGGTGTTTTGAGAGATCTTACCTCAGGTAGTAATAATATTGCTATAGGTCAGGGTTCAGGTAGAGACATTAGTACAGGTAGCGGTAATGTTATTATAGGAAGTTTTTCTGGTAATGCCGGAGGTTATGATATTCGTACTTCTAGTAATAATCTTGTGCTTTCGGATGGATTTGGAAATATTAAACTTAAATTTGATACATCTGCAAATGCAACTTTTACAGGACCGGTACTTAGTAATAAATTTACATTTGTAAACTCTACAGGTGCTAATATTGATAATTATATATCTGGCACAGGAACTTCTATTCTTAGGTGGAGAGTTTCAGGTTCAAGCAATGATCTTATGAAATTAAGTCAAACCTCGGGCCAGCTTTTTATTGAAGAAGGAAGTATATATACTCAAAGAAGTAATGGAGTAGCAGCATTTTTTAGTAGACAATCAGATTATGGAGATGTTGTACAGTTTTATGATCAAGATGATGATCTAGTAGGACGAGTTACTATTAATAGTAATAGCACTGTTTCTTATAATACTTCATCAGATGAAAGATTAAAAGAAAATATTGAATATGCTAGTAATTCTGGAAACCTTTTAAACTCTATAAAAGTTAGACAGTTTGATTGGAAAAAGGGTGGATCTCATCAAAATTACGGAATGATTGCTCAAGAATTAATTACTGTGGTTCCTGACGCGGTAACAGCAGGAGAAACATCAGAAGATATGATGGGTGTAGACTACTCAAAACTCGTGCCTTTACTAGTAAAAACTATTCAGGAACTAGAAGCCAGAATAACAGCTTTGGAAAATCCGTAACCATGGAAAAAATATATCTTGACATAACACCCCAACT